GAATATTTTAAGCTCAGTCACACAGTAAACAGTAAGTTTTTTACACCAGACACAAGGAGGGCCTAATGGCCATTATCAAAAAGTCAGAGGCAGTGTCAAAAAAAGCAATCTCGCAACCCACGGCAAAACCGTACATAGGAACGCCGGAACAGGAAGACGACGAAAGCCCGGCAAAGAACCCGGGAGCACCGGTCAAAGCACCAGTTGCCAAAAAGGTCACTCCGGTTGCCAAAAAGGACGACAGAAAACCTTCGGTGTTCTCCCTGACCGTGGATTATCTTTTGGAGAACAAGCACACTGACGAGGAAATTATCAAACTCGTCTCAAAAGAAAAAAAGGTGCCTGAGGACAAAATTTACGTCGCACAGGTGCGCGGTCACATCAATTCATCGCGCGTAAAAGTACCTGACACAAAGGCAAAGCTTCTCCCTCTGCATCGCTGGACCCGCAACGACAAAGACAAACTCGTTGAGTTCGTTCGGACAAAACCCGAAACGAAACCCAAAGGAAAAGAGATTCTCAAAAAGGCCATAGGTTCCCTGCCAAAGGGTTGACCCTCCGTAACAAGGACCGTGGCTTAGCAGGCGTCGAGCGGTGGAATTAACCATTCACCACCGCTCGACCTCCCTGCCTTTTGGCAACAGAGAAACAATATGCGAAAATTACGCCCTTACCAAATCGAAGCAATAAGATACCTCAGAAAGAACCCGAGGGGAGCGGCCCTATTTATGGAGATGCGTCTGGGAAAAACCCTCTGCTCTATTCGTTACATCAAGCAACTCCCAGGCGTAACTATGATCCTCGTCGTTGCCCCTTATTCGGCCCTTTCCGGTTGGAAGGACGACCTAGGGCAGGAGAACGAAGGGGCGCCCCTATATCTTACGGGTAAGCCGGCAGAACGCCGGGAAACGCTTTACACACGCTTTAAAAGAGAAGGAAAACGGGTCTGGTTCCTGATCAATAAAGAAGGGCACCTCACCCTTCCTGAAATAGCTCAAAAGGGGTGGGACGTTATCATCCTCGACGAGAGCACCTTTATCAAGAACCCGAAGGCAAAGGTAACAAAATTTTTCACCAGGAACTTTGAAAAGGTACCGCACAAAATAATACTCTCAGGAACTCCGGCGCCAGAAGGAGAACTTGATTATTATTCACAGCTGGAGTTCATAAACCCGGCAATTCTTGGCTGCAAAAATTTTTGGCAATATAGGCTTAACTGGTTTTCTCAGTGCGGATTCGAGTTCGTTATTCGCCCACCGATGAGAAAAGTTCTTTCCCAGCGGCTGGCACATCATTGCTTTTTTCTTAAAAGAAAAGACGTCAACCTTGATAACGAACAGATTATCGAAAAGCGCCTTTTAAAAATGGACACAAAGTACCGCAAGATCTATGATAAATTAGAAAACGAGTTCATAGTGAAATACGAAGAGATCGAACAGTCGACGGTATTTGCCGGGGTCAAGTTTGGTCTTTTGCGCCAGCTGTGTGGCGGGTTCGCTGGGAAAAGACTCATCAGTTCACAAAAAATCGACACTCTCAGTGATCTTTTAAAGGGAGAACTCAAAAACGAACAGGTTGTTATTTGGGCCTGGTACGTCCACGAAGTTAAAGTCCTGGCTGGTCATCTTCGTTGCCCGTATATCTGTGGAGAAGTTTCTCCCAGCGACAGGGAGGAGTTTAGACAAAGTTTTCAAAAAGGGAAATTTCAGCACCTGGTTGCCCAGCCTGAGACATGGAAGTTCGGCACGACATTGAGCGCGGCCTCGACCCTTGTTTATTATTCACTTCCCGAGGCCCTTCTGACTTATCAACAATCAAAGGACAGGACCCTTGATTTAAGCAAGCAGAACTCCTGTCTTATTATAAACCTGGCAATGGAGGACACAGTCGACACGGACATCTGGGAATCACTCCAGCGCAAAGAGGACAAAAACATGATGATGAGGAGCTTGATAAATGGAATACGAAACCGTACTAACCATTGACCCCGGTATCCACACCGGACTGGCTATGTTTTCAATGAACGAAAACAAAATGGCTCCTCTTTTCGTAGACCAGTTTAATGTCACGAAAAGTGCTAAGACTCCGGAGAAACAACTCGATGATCTTATTTTAAAACTCGAAGATTTCTTTGTAAGATACAGGATAGGAAAACTTGATAATGTCTGTATAGAAGGGGTGAGGGTTTGGACCTCTTCTTTAAAATCCATAACATCGGCTTCTCGTGGAAACCTTTCTCTTTTGGCATATATCGTCGGGTCTTACTATTCGTTCATAAGAGGAAAATACCCTGAGGCAGTAATACAAATCGTTGATCCTAATTGGAAAGGACAACTACCGTATCCAGTTCTACGGAGCTGGTGCGCGCGGATCGTAGGGGAGGACTACTCCTCAGATCACATAGCGGCGGCGGTTGGTATTGGTTTATGGAAAAAAGGCTTTCTGAAATAAAACAATGTCAGGAATGTCCCCTCTGTAAGTTCAGGCACCAAGTGGTGCTCGGAAGGGGAGAGATTCCCTGCGATATCCTTTTCATAGGTGAAGCGCCTGGGGTGTCGGAGGACCTTTTGGGAAAGGCGTTTATAGGGGAGAGTGGCCGCTTTCTTGACAAGATGATAGAAAAGGCGGGACTCGCGGAGGTACCAAAATATTTTACGAACACCGTACTTTGTCGACCCTGTGATTATAAGGGTGGAAAGAACAGAGAACCAATACCAAGGGAAATCGTGAACTGCATTGCTAATGTAAAGTCTATCATTGAACAGGCGGAACCGAAGTTCATCGTTCTTGTTGGCGATGTTGCTCAGAAACAGTTTTCAAAAGTTTATTCGGACTCTGTAAAAATAACTCACCCCTCTGCTCTTCTCAGATCAGGTGGGGTAAGGGCTCAGTCTTATAAATCAAACCTTTTCAAATTAGCGAGGCTCTACCATGGTATTGGAACAAGGTCTTAAAACCTATTCGCTGGAAGGAACGGGGATAACCTCTTCCCTTCTGACCAGCTATATGATGTGTCCGAGAAAGTTCTTATTTGACATCAACCTTTGGAAGTCAAAGGAACCAAGCACTGCGCTGCAGTTCGGTTCACTCTTCCACAGTGTCCTTGATCTCTGGTACCAAGGAAAGACAAAAACAGCGATAGCAAAGGCGATCAACGATTATTCTTTCGAGGGAACCATCACACCCGAGGAAGCAGCGTTTATGCAGGAAACGGCAACAATTCTTTTTAAGGGGTACCAGCTCAAGTACGCCTCGGACATGGACAGAAAGCACAACCCTGAGCTCAAGTTTGATATTCAATACAAAGGATTCCGGTTTAGGGGAAAGATGGACGACATAATGGACGGAGTTGATTTGATGGAAACAAAAACACGGGGCCAGATATCCAACAACTACGAAAAGACCCTGGCTCTCCATTTTCAGTCTATGTTCTACGCGCTGGCTTTTAGAGTCATGTACCGCCGTCCTCCGGAGAAAACGATACACAACGTAATCAGGTTTTCAAAAAAAGCGGGTCTTGAGGCCGATATAAAAAAGAACCCGGATTATTATTTTCATCGCTGGATCATCCAGTGGTCGGTCAAGGATTTGGAACAATTTGAGTTTGAGCTACTTGCCAAACTCAAGGACTTAAAAACAAGACAGGTTTGGTGGCATAATCTTTGCGCCTGTGATATGTATTCGGGATGTTCTTTTTCCAGCGCCTGTGCCAACGATGACTATTCAAACTTGACAAAGAAAAAGACTCTGTTCGTTGAACTGGACTCTTAATCATGGATATACTCGACGCTCAGAAGTTTGTTGAGAACGCCATAGAAGATATTGATTTCTCAGAAACGTCGTATTTTGAGGTCCATGATATTTTAGTCCGAAAACTCAGCGAAGAAAAAAGCATAATAACGCTTAGGGAGTTTCTTGAAAACATGTCTAAGATCATAAATGACGCTATGGGAATTAACCAAAGGAGGGTCCAATGAAAAAAGTCGAGGCACCGTATGTCATAGTTAGAACCTACTCGGCAGGGGTACATGCCGGTACGCTTATTTACCGCAAGGGAAAAGAGGTTATCCTCAAGGACTCCCGGCGCTTGTGGTACTGGGACGGTGCCGCGTCGTTGTCTGAACTGGCAGTTCGCGGCGTATCAAAACCAGGCAACTGTAAATTTCCTGCTGTGGTGCCGGAAATAACTCTTACAGAGGCAATTGAGATTATTCCATGCAGTGCAGAAGCACGAAAAATTATTCAGGAGGTACCGGAGTGGAAAACACATTGACCATGAAGGGTTCCGGTTACGGTGACGGTTCCGGTTCCGGTTCCGGTTCCGGTTCCGGTTCCGGTTACGGTTCCGGTTACGGTGACGGTTCCGGTTACGGTTCCGGTTACGGTGACGGTTCCGGTTACGGTTCCGGTGACGGTTCCGGTGACGGTTACTGTTCCGGTTCCGGTTCCGGTTAGCCTATGAGCGATACTACTGACGACATGGAAGCAGGAGCAGCACTGTATGAGGCATATTTAGAAAGGATGGAGGAAATGGCAATTGTACGAAAACAGGAACCAGTAAAAAAACTGGCACTAATCAAAAAGGCAGGGGTACCAACAGGAACTCCTTTAAGCCTACCTATGTCACCAAATATTCCAAGCGAGGAAATGGGAGCGTATAGCTGGTTAATCTACGGGACAAAGAAAATCGGTAAAACGTCTTTAGCAGCCCAGTTCGAGAACGCGATATTCTTTCAGTTTGAGCCCGGAGGAAAGGCCCTCAGGACTTACCAGGTTCCTTGCAATCGCTGGGAAGATGCCAAGGGATACCTCAAACTCCTCAAGACGACGAAACACACATTCAAGACCATCGTCATTGACACCGGGTTCGAGGCGTACCAGAAGTGTTTCAATTTCGTTTGCGAGGATCAGAACATAGAATACCCAAGGGAAGAAAACTTTGGCAAGGATTGGAAAAAAATCGAACTCGAGTTTCGTTCTTTCCATAACGAGGCCTCTGCCCTGGGCATGGGTTTGATTGTTCTGTGCCATGAATCGCTCAAAGAAAGTATCACGCGCTCAGGAAGCAAATTTGATTCAGTTGTACCAAATCTTGCAAAGGCCGCGGATTCCTATTACCGGGCGATTATTGACAATGTATGTTGGTACCATTTCAGGAACAGCGAGAGGTTTCTGCTTATAAAAGGGTCTGACTACGCAATGGCCGGAACAGCAGTGGCGGCAGACAATCACTTTATCACTACTTCGGGCGAACAAGTCCACGCCGTACCAATGGGAAAAAGCGCCAAAGAAGGGTACGACCGCCTTGCTAAGGCTTTCCGAAATGAGCAGAAGGAAACGTACGAAAAGGAAAGTCAGCAGTTTTCGGAGGACTTGATCAAGGTAAGCGTCCACAAAAAATTGAGACAGAAAAAAGCTTGATTAAGCGAACGGGAACCGCTCAATAGTTCCCAGTCATGTTACGTCACATTTTTCAGGAGGAAAAGATCATGTCTTTTAAAGAAAGACTCGCGAGCATGGGTCAGCAGGTCGACGAAGCAAACAGTGATTACAGCCCAGGCGGAAACTTTGCACCTATTCCTGACGACGATTACCTCGCCAAGGTCAAGTGCACCCTTGACGAGACAAAGAAGGCTCCCGCGCGCCTGCAGGTCACGTGGATATTTGTTATTGCCGAAGGAGAACTCGAAGGGCGCCAGGTATACGACCGGACGATCATCGAAGACAACAAGGTCGGTATGCAAATTTGCCGCCAGCGTGTCGAGGAACTCGGCTATCAGTGGCCCGAACCGGATCAATTCGAGAACCTGGAAGCGATCGTCGAGAACATCACGGAGCGCGCTCCTTCAATCACTATCAGGACCAAGACATCGCAAAGCGAAACGAACGGCAAGAAATACGACAATACACGTGTCTATATTCGGGAAGTCCACGAGGTGCCCGAACAGACAGAAGAGGAATCCCAGGGCGAAGAAACAGCAGAATCCGACAAAACGGAGGATCAGGAAACTCCTGTCGGAAACGACCCTGAAACCCTTCACGCTGCCCTCCTTGATTTCTGCGCATCACAAGGCCTTGACGGAGTTTCTGAGGACATGGGCACAAAGGAAATCATCGACGGTATGGTAGAGGGGCAGCTCACGTTCCTCGGGCCAACCCTCACCCAGGAAGAGGTAGACATGTTGACAGCTGCAGGAGGCGCTGGAATGATTCAGTGGAAAACCGCTGCGGTTAAAAAACCGGTGGCAACGACCCGGGATGTCAACCAGGCAATCAAAAAACAGGTTGCTAAGGCAACGCCGGCTCCTGCTCCGGTCAAGAAAGCCGTTCTGGTAAAAAAGGGCAAGAAATAAAGTGCGCCCTTTTCGTAAAGGGGACATAGTCGCCATCGACTATGAAACGACTCCGGGAACCGTTTTTCACGGTTCCCGGCCGTTTACCTTTTCTATGGCCTTCTGTGATGATGGTGATTCTTATGTATTTGAATTACCAGAAAGCATATCTCTTTTGAAAGAACTTTGGTACAGAGAAGATGTTGCGAAGGTTGCACACAATTTAAAGTTCGAGTACCACCATTCTTTGCAGCTCGGAATTATTCCCAGCGGACCCCTACACGATACCATGATTTTGCACCAGCTTCTTTTTAATCTGGACCGGCACGGTCTTGACCTTGCTGTAAAACAATTTTGTACCATGGAAGATGCTGATAGGTGGGATAAGTTGGACAAAGCAGTTGATAAAGCCCGGTCAATTTATAACAAAGACTATTCAAAAATACCTAAGTCTGTATTACACCCTTATCAGCACGCTGACGTTGAACGGACAGCACTTCTCTTCGGTGCACTTTATCCACAAGTAAAAAGGGACGAATACCTTTTTAGTGATTACCTTAATGAAATAGAATTGATAAAAGCTACAGCTCATATGGAACGAACCGGTATTATGGTTGACCAAAAAGAAGCAGGGAAGATGCTCACGTGGATGGCAAACGAGAAAGAAGACGCCCAGGTTTCAATACGAAAAATTGTAGGAAGACCGATAAAGGTTTCAAGCCCTAAGCAATTGACACACCTTTTATATGATGAATATAAGTTACCAATACAGTACAAATTTGACAAGGAAAAAAAGAGGAACAAAATAACGACGGATAAGGAGGCAATCGAAAACCTTGCCATATTAAGCAAACACCCTGTTCTTGATGCTATTCTAAAACTTAGGTCTTATGAAAAAGGTATTGCAATGGTTTCGTCCTATCTTGAAAAGATGGACGAGAAAGGAATACTTCACCCTAACATCAATACTAATGGAGCAGCCACTGGAAGAGAAACCAGTTCAGACCCGAACATGCAAAACGTTTCCAAGGATGTTTCGTTCCGAAGCCGCTACCCTATTCCAGCGAGACGGTGTTTTAGAGTGAGACCCGGGAGCATAATTCTTTCCTTTGATTATAAGGCAATTGAGATGGTTCTCGGGGTTATGGGATCAGGTTCCGAACGCCTTACGAAAATGGTTATCAATGACTTCGATTTTCATGCCGCAATGGCAGAATCGTTTTATGGTGATCGTTTCAGGAACGCCGACAAGGATACGAAGAAACTTCTCAGGAATAAGGCAAAGAACGGCGCCCGCTTTCCGATGTTCTACGGTGCAGGTCCGGCAACCGTTTCAAAAGGAGTTGGCCTTCCGCTGGAAGAAACTCTCGTTGGGATAGAGCGTGACAAAGAGGAGTTCCCGGAACTGTATGCTTTTATGGACGAATGCACAACCTTCGCAAAAGAACACGGATGGATAAAAACTTTCTTTGGGAGAAAGCTTTGGACGGATACAAGAAAGCCTTACATAGCAACAGACTATAAAATACAAGGAAGTGCTGCAGGGGTTTTAAAGCGCGCCCAGGTAAGGCTTGATCGTTGGTTGATGGAAGAGTTCAACGATAAAATAAGAATATTGTTAACAGTCCATGACCAATTTCTTATCGAATATCCAAGAGATCTTCTTTGGGACCGAGAAGCTATCGTCAAGAACATAATTTTTCTTATGACCGATATGCCTGAGATTACAATACCACTCAAAGTGGATGTTGAGATGACTACGACCACTTGGGATAGAGCCAAGGAGTATCAATATGAAGAAACGAAAAAATAAAAAGACCCGAAAGGGTCGTGTTGATTATCATAAGTGTATCTGCTCCCTTTTGCACATACCCGTGGAAGAGGGTGGTACCGAAGGATACTTTACCAAAACTGAATTACGTGTAATATTTGAATACATTGGCAAGTCATTGGAGGGTCAAAGCAATGCCAGCAGTGACGCAGAGAAATCCGTTGACAATGTTCGTACAGTACGGGTTCCGTGACCAGGGATCAAGCGGTGACCAAATAATAGGTCGCTGCCCTTTTTGCGGAAAAGATAAACACTTTTTTATTAACGTCGAACATCCCAACAAGGTTTGGGATTGTAAATCATGTGGAAGGAGCGGAGGGTATAAGGGATTTTTAGAACAAATAATTGATTTCGGTCAAGAAAACTTTAACGGAGTGGTTTCCAAAAAGCTATCCGATAACCGGTGTATTTCTGAAACGACCTTACGCTCTCTGAAAGTAGGGTATCTTCCGAGTACCGATTTGTATATAGTTCCTGTTTTTTCCAGCGATGGAAAAAATATTCTTAACATCAAGTTGTACAACGGTACCATTTTTCACAATACGGCAGGGTGCCCCTCAACGATGTATGGTTTGTGGAAAATACCAAATAATATAAAAGACTATGACACCGTTTATGTTGCCGAGGGAGAGTGGGATTCGATGGTTCTTATCGAATGTCTTGAGGCTGTAAAAGACAAAAAATCTATCGTAGTGGGAGTTCCTGGTGCAGGAACTTTTCGTCCTGAGGTCCTACCTCTTCTTGTAGGAAAAGAAGTGTTTCTTTGCTATGACAATGATCTTGCCGGAGTAAATGCAAATAAGAAGGTTGCAAAATTAGTTGCTGGGGTGGCGTCTAAAACATGGTTTATCAAATGGCCAAAAGGTACACCGGATAAATACGATGTCAGAGACGTGCACAAAAAGGAAAAGAAAGCAGCCGCTACCTTAAAATATCTGAAAAGTATTTTTTCAATTTATGATACGACACAATCTCCGGTTACTCCCGTTTCGGACGATTTCATAAAAGGGGATAGGGTACCAATTGACGAAGTCTACGAAACGTTCAGAAAATACTTGCACCTTCCGAGCATGGAAATAATCGACGTTGTCTATGGAACGGTATTAGCCAATAGAATACCGGGCGACCCCGTTTGGTTGTTTCTTATATCGCCGCCAGGTGGTACCAAGTCAGAAGTTATCATGTCTTGCACCAATTGCCCTAAAATAGAAACTCTTTCATCCCTGACTCCTCACACCCTTATTAGTGGTTCATCGTCATCAACCATGATCGCGGACCCTTCTTTGATACCGCAATGGGATGGAAAGGTTGTCCTTATAAAGGACTTCACCTCAATCCTTGGCTTACCGAGCGCGGAATGTAACGAAATATTTTCAATACTCCGGGACGCCTATGACGGAGAGTGTTCAAAGCCTTTTGGTAATGGAATAAAAAGGAATTACAAAAGCAAGTTCGGTATAATTGCCGCAGTCACCCCTATCATTGAACAAGTCATCGAGGAACACGCATCGCTGGGAGAACGCTTCCTTAGGTGGGAACACCGAATACCCCGAGCAATGAAATCACGGGAGGTCTATATACGCAAAGCAATGGGAAATATAGGGAAGGAACCCGAGATCAGGGCTGAACTCAATTCTATGGGAAAGAAAATCCTCATGGCCAATTACACGGATCAGTGGGCTACAGTTCCTGTGAAGTATGAGGAAAAAATAATACAGATTGCGCAATGGATCGCTATGCTTAGGGGAAACGTTACGCGAGATAAGTTCAGAAGAGATGTTCTGTACCGTCCCTTCTCTGAACTCGGTACGCGTCTACTTAAGCAATTATATAAGCTTGCCCAGGGTATTGCTACGTTTAAAGGGATGAAAGAGGTTGACGATTCAATCATACGTATTCTTGTACACGTTGCCAATGCGAGTATACAGTCCCGTTACGGTGATGTCCTTAAAGCAATATATATGCAGGACCACCACGGCATATTTGAGATCACGAATGACGTGCACCTACCCCGACCAACGACGGAAATCATTCTCGAAAATCTTATGATGCTCGGGGCGTTGGACAAAACACGAGAGGATGACAAACCGTTCTGGATGATAAAAAAGGACATTTTAGAAATAATAAAAAACTGTAATATGTATAAGGAGGTTTTGTGATTACGAAGAAGGAAGAAACCAAGGTTCTGTTGAACGAAGCGATTGAAAATGTTCCTATTGACTCAGTTTTTCTGTGGAAAGAAAATCCCAGAAAGAACGACGGGTCTGTTGGAAAGCTTGCTGAAGTTCTGCAGACGCGCGGACAGGTCACGCCCATAGTAGTATGGAAAAAGAACAAGGTTATCTACAAAGGTAACACGACTTGGAAAGCAGCAAAGAAACTCGGGTGGAAATCTGTCAAGGTTCTGTTCGTTAATTTCCCCAGCGAACAGGCCGCTATTGCCTACGGTATTGCGGACAATAAAAGCAGCGAGTGGGCACAGTGGGACGATTCCTTGCTTCTTAAATTCTTTGAGCAAAAGAATGTCCGCGAGTGGTCAGGCTTCACCGAAGACGAATACCGTGGAATTGCCATGTTACCCGATTTGAATAAAATCGGAAAAATAAATGCCGAGAACTCAGGACTTAAGGACAAGATAATAGTCATAGTTCTTGACGCTGCCAAAAAGGAAGAGGTGAAAGAATTGCTCCAAAGCTGGATAGACGTAACTGGCTTGAAAGGACTTGAGGTAAAATGATAACAAGAAAGACAACTACAATCGGTATGAGTGTCATAAAATCCGGACAAACCGGTGACCCCAACTCTATACCTAATGCAGCAGCAGCAGCAGAGCATCTCCAGCGCCTCGGAAGTATTGGTGCTACAGTAATAGGGTACGAAGGCAAGGACTTGCCAAACAGTGTCTCTGCTGCTGCTGCTGCTGCTCGTTCCAAGGTAGCGCCGTGGAAAGTTCCTATTCTTATCTCGTATGCCTATTGGAACGAAAATATTGTTAAGGCCCTCAAAAAATGGGAAGGAAGTTATCGTCTCTACCTGGACTCCGGGGCCTTCACCGCGTATAAGCAGGGCAAGGAAGTCAATTTTGAGGAATACTGTGCCTTTGTAAAAAGCCCTCCTGTTCCTATTGAGCGTTATTTTATGCTCGATAAAATTGGTGACCCAAAGGTAACAAAGATTAATCTTGAAAAAATGCTCAAGAAAGGACTCAAGCCGGTTCCTATCTTTACCAGAGGAGAAGACATCAAGGAGCTTGACGGGTTTTACCAGTGCAGTTCCTTGGTGGGTCTTGGCGGAATTGCAGGAACGCAAAACGCTAACAAGTATGTAAAATGGTTTGAACAGAACGCTCGCAAAGGGAGAAAAGTTCACTGGCTTGGTTTTGCCAATAGAGACTTTATCCTTTACTTCAAGCCAACAAGTTTTGACTCAACGGCATGGGTTGGCGGATGTCGTTTTGGTCACGTACAAATATTCCACGATAACTCGTGGAGAATGTGCCAGCGAGAAGATATACTTGCTGGAAACTTTCGCAGAGAGATAACCGAACTTGGTTTTGACTTTGATGAACTCAAGAAAGAAGAAAATTGGCACAGGGTTACCAACGAAAGCTATATCGGAAAGATAACCGCGGTTTCTTGGATCAAATGGGCAAAGAAATTAGAAACAACGACTGCCGTTGGTGCTATGTGGGAAATGGATTTCCCAAACGTTACAAAAGCCTTTGCCGTATCGATGGACATCAATAATGCCGATCCTGATCATTTATCGTCCCAAAAAAGGAGGGTCTAATGAAAATACTTCACGTCTACTCGGGAGGTCTTGACAGCACTGTTCTTTTGACGAAATTGTTAGATGAAGGAAACGAAGTGTCATGCCTCAATTTTTACTACGGGAGTAATCACAATCGGATGGAACGTATGGCTGCACAGAAGATTACCAAACAATATGGAATACACCTCGATGAAATCGCCCTTGATTTTATCAAGGAACATTTCCAGTCTTCTTTACTCGCCGGATCTGATGCGATTCCAGAGGGGCATTACCAAGCTGAAAACATGCGCTCAACCGTTGTTCCTTTTCGCAACGGAATTATGCTTGCAATAGCTGTCGGGTTCGCTGAGAGTATGGGTATGGGCTGCGTTTCCCTTGCCTCGCACGCCGGAGACCACTATATCTATCCTGACTGTCGCCCACAGTTCAATACTGCAATGGAGGATGCTATCAGGGAAGGAACAGAAAAACGTATTCTCCTTCTGACTCCTTTTTATGACCTTACCAAAACAGGAATAGTAGAACTGGGAAAGCGCATCAAAGCGCCGATGTTCTTGACCTACTCTTGTTATCGGGGTTATGAAAAACATTGCGGAACGTGTGGTGCTTGCAATGAAAGGAAAGAGGCGTTCAAAGAAGCAAAAATAAAAGACGAAACGGAGTACATATCATGATCATTACGAAGGAGTTTCAGTTCTGTGCCGGACATCGCCTGTTTGGTTATACAGGTCCATGTAAAAACATACATGGTCACAATTACAAAGTTCAGGTCACTTTCAACGGGAACTCCCTTGATGGTATGGGATTTCTTGTTGACTTCTCTGTTCTAAAGGAAAAAATTAATCCTATAATCAATGAACTTGATCATTGTATTATGCTTAATTCCTTTGACCCTCTCGTTGGCCTTCTTCACGGATTGACTGAAATGGTAATCCTTCCAAACAACCCAACCGTGGAGAATATCGCAAAGCTTCTGTTCAAGAAAATTGACCAAGCAGGAATTGAAAACGTGACACTGGAATCCGTCAAGGTCTGGGAAACCGATACTTCTTTTGTCGAGGTACAATATGTATAACGTTGCCGAGATATTCAAAAGCATCCAAGGTGAAGGTCTGTTCGCTGGACATCCGGCAATCTTCGTAAGGTTCCACGGCTGCAACCTTATGTGCGCTTTTTGTGACACTTCGATACCTGGTTATCAAGTAATGGGAATAGAGGATATTCTTGAAAAGGTTAGTGTACTTTCTGACAACAAGTGTCGCATGATTGTTCTTACCGGTGGAGAACCCCTTTTACAGAAAAAGTTAGACGATTTGATCTTCGTCTTGGTAAAGAACCATTACGTCATTCATTTGGAAACAAACGGGACGTTTCCAATTTCCAGTGAACCGGTAGAGGTATCCTTGAGCCCAAAAATACCTCGAAAGGACTGTAAGGTAACTTCGTGCATCTCTCTGAAAATACTGTATCCATATATGGAAGGAATCGAAGCGGACGACTGGTCTTCTTTCCCAGCGATTGACTACTCCCTGCAGGTCATTTCACCGGAGACCAGGTCTAAGAAAGTATTCCTTATGGCAATGGAGGAATGTGAAAGGCTCGGGCCACGATGGCGTGTTGGTGTTCAACTACATAAATTCATAGGAGTTCGATAATGAAAAAACTTACGACTACCGACGTAAATATTCTTGCAAGCAACGTCGCACTGGACATAGGAAACCAACCGGAGATAGGACCGAAACCAATTATCTACGGAGTACCCCGTGGAGGGGTTCCGGTTGCCTATGCCGTGGCAATGCACATTCCCGGTTCCACTGTTACGTCATCGCCCGACCACGCAACCGTGTTTGTCGATGACCTTATTGACTCGGGCAAGACAATGCAAAGGTATTTCACACAATACGCCCGACCGTTTTTTGCTTTGATAGACAAAAGAAAAAAACTCGAAAAAGAGTGGATCGTATTTCCATGGGAAGGGGACATGTTGGGAAGCATCGAAGACGTTCCCCTACGCTTCCTACAATACATCGGGGAAGACCCGACGCGCGACGGTTTAAAGGATACGCCACGTAGGGTTCTCAAGTCATGGGATGAGCTTTATAAAGGGTACATGCAGAACCCTGCAGAAATATTGAGCAAGGTTTTTGACAACGATGGTTCCTATGATGAAATGGTCGTTTTAAAGGACATCGAGTTTTCGAGCACCTGTGAGCACCATCTACTTCCCTTCTTTGGTAAGGCTCATGTTGCCTACGTTCCGTCAGCAGGAGGTAAGGTTGTTGGAATATCGAAACTCGCCCGTCTCGTGGATTGCTTTTCAAGACGCCTGCAAATACAGGAAAGGTTAACTTCTCAAATTGCAGACGCTGTTGAGAAATATCTGAACCCGCTTGGCGTTGCTGTATTGGTTGAAGCCCAGCACCTCTGTATGGTTATTCGGGGTATTCAGAAACAGAACTCGGTTATGATGACTTCTTCTCTTCGGGGTATCCTCAAAGAAGAAGGAAAAGCTCGGGCCGAGTTCTTTTCGATTATCCGCGATAAAGGGAGAGGATGACCAAAAGGGAGTCAAATTTCCAGGAGCGTAGGTTTCTAAGCGGTTAAATAGGGCTTCTTAAGCGGTTAAACATTGGAGAAAGAAATGCCAAGACCCGTCGTAAAATTTGCTGATCGGAAAATCCCCTGCCCGGTAGCTATCACCACGAAGCATATCGACTTTATTTCCAGCTTTCCGAGGGGAAAAAATTTCTCTGAAAAATTGAGGGAAATACTGAATACCTTCATGGATGAGAACCAGGACATAGTGCGCTTTGAACTGGCAGAAATAGAAAGGGGTATTTACGATCCGGTATATGCTAAAACAGGAGCGTTTCTTGTTTATCAATGTACTATAGATACCAAAGAAATAGGGCATGATCTTCCGGTAAAAATTACGGCAAAGATGCCAATTGATGAAATGGTAAAGCAATTCATCAATCTCGGGTATAAATGCCAAGTGGTTGAAGATGCCTCAGTGGGTTTTATTTCCGTTTGGGCCTCCCCTAAAGGAGATCACTGCAAACGATGTATTGCCAAAGTAAGAGAATCCCATGAAAAAATACAAAGGGAGATGAATAACAATGCTGGTCAATAAAGCAATGCTCGCAGGAGCAGTGGCAGTTGGCGGGGAGTTTGTCCTTATCGAAAAGGACGGAACTGTTGTTGGAATCTCCAGCAATAACGCGGGTCTATTCGTGGCAGAACCAATAATACAAGAGGTACCGTTTGGCTCAAAGGATAACCTTTCTGACAGCATTATACTGCCTCTGAAAACAGCGGAAGAACTGCAAAGGGCAATACCCCGAGATACTTTATTCAAGGGAATATTAGAGCATGCGGATTTATCCCTTAGCTCGGGCGCTGAGGTGAAGGTAGAAACGCGTGACGGGCGGCGATCTCTTCACCAAACAATACGACGAACTCTTAGGGAAGACTACAAAATACCGTGGAAAGAGTTTTTGTCACGCGTTTCCCACGAGGTAACCCCTGTTTCAAAAATGATATACAACAGAAAAGTCCTTGCCGGGGCAATAAAGGCATTGGAAGCAGCGTGTAAATACGACGGCTCCTTTTCTCCAGTGCTGGTTGAGTCTGCAGGGCTAAACAAAACGACCTGGCGTTCGATAAATGAACTGACCGGGCAAAGGGTCTGGATTGTTTTTGACTGGACTCAAATACAGGGCAAGTGGCCTGAACCGAACGCTTGGGAGCAATCCTTTCTTAATAAGAAACCTATAATTAGGAGAAAACAAGTATGATAAATATGATAAAATGGTTCCTTGTTAATAGTGTTTGTATGGGAATCAGTATGATTGTTCTCATCGTAGCGGACTCCGGGCACGCGTCGCGCATTGAACGTCTCGTCTCCACTGTAGTGTTATTTGTGTTTTTTATCATAGAAATAGGTTTCACCGCTTATTTTCTTTTAGCAAAGGTGGATTAATATGGCAGAAGAACAATGCGATGAATGCTCGCGAAGTTTCCCGGAATGTAACGGCGATCCTATGGTAAAGGATTGTGTCTTGTTCACGCCACATACTCGGCCCGATATTTCTTTCAATGATTCCCGTTATGAATGAGCTTGAGGAAAAGGTCAGAGAGGTCATCTGCCGAAACTGCTCCCGACATGCAGTTGAGCAGGTCCGCAATGTCAGGGAGATTGAACAAAAATTGCAAGAAATGATTTTGGAACAAAAAGAGGTTGAGGTTAATGCCTTACAATGGGTTCTTTTCAAACGGGAGGAGTTGTGAAAGAAAAAACGTATTTTCTTAAAATATCACCTGAGGTTGCTATGAGATGCAATCCGCCTAATTTGTTAACGCGAGTTGCTGTTATGTTATTAGGTTGGGGCTTTGAGATCAAATTACTTGACCCTGAAAAACAAGAGGAACGGTACTCTTTGTATATCACCGATAATAAGTGGAATGGAGAAAAAATTGGGAGGGGTTGTGATACGCGAACTTTGTGATACCTGTAAATATAGTCGACCTTCTGGAATTATATTCAGAGAATGCCTTGACTGTATTCCACGGTTGACCACTACAAACTACGCACCAATGCCAAAGGATACTGAGATCACGATAGATTGGAACATGTGGTGGTTCTTAGGAATAAATGCAGCCCTTGCCTTTGTAGGAGGCGTGCTGTTAATTATTATTTTTCGTTAACCAAGCAAAGGGAGGTTTTTATGTCTCAAAAAACGATCAATTTTATCACCTGTAATTTGGCAAGTGAGTGTGCAGCGTGCACGTTCCGGGAAGAGGTAGCAAACCAGCCAATCATCCTGTGCTCTTCTCCAGTGACCGCAGGAACCGGAGAACTGCTGGTGTTTCAAAACAAGTGCACCTACCGGGGTACCTTTTCAGTCAACATAGACGTACCGGAGGAGAAGTCAGCGGCCTAATTTGCAGGCATCATACTGGGCCTTCCAATACGCAGAGGCCTGGTACAGCCTTTGAAGAAAAGCCTTACTGATTGTCGCTGTTGAATCGGTAAGACCTTGTACCGCTTGGTCACTTGGAATGATCACCACCTTCGGGTGGGGGGAGCACAGCATCAATGGCAACGTCGATAGCAGCAGCATCGTTACCAGCCAAGGCCTGATCAAACTCTTCCTTTTTCTTCGCATAGCTAGCGTCTCCCGTTTGGGTCTTTTGTCTTTCCTCTGTGACAAGCTTGAGGATGGCAACCAAGATGGTTACCACCCCTGATATTACGGCAACCCAGCTCATCGCAGGACCAAGGACTTGTGCGTGACCATGCTGATTGCAGAGGTCACGAGGGTTAGGATCATTGCCGCCTGGTCACCAGGTATCTTATGCCCGGTTACGTTCTCGTAGATTGGTGACAAGATTGCTATTACGGAAATCCACATCGTCTTCGACTGAAGCAAAGGCGTACTGCCAAGGTCAGGTTTTGCCTGTACCGGAGCTGCCGTGTCGCTGGGAAAAAGATCCTTATGGATCAAGGTACGTGCGACGACGTTGAGGATGCCGATGATGACGACCTGGACGTAGGGGTCAATCCAGAAGCCGAACTTCATCTGCACAAAGATCACCACGAGGGCGAGAAGGTTGAGAATTGTTTGCGGGTTAAAAACTTTGAGAAGCATAAAACCTCCAGTTATGGTTTAAGAAAAATATGGACGAATATATTCAGGACAAGAAACGTCACGGCAATCATGCCAATGAAATAATACCAAAAATGATCGAACCGCACGCTCAACCAGCCTTTGAAAAGGTCAGGATGTCAGGCTGGTTTGTGTTTCGGCAATCGACATGCAGCCAGGAAACATCAAGCTCGACAGCAGTGATGAAGCGAAAGGCCGCTTCGGTTTTCTGCTTTGACAAAATTTCCTGCCTGGCATCATTTGCCGAAACGCCTTGTATTTTTATGTCAGTAGCTCTGCCGTAAAGATGCTGGCTTCTCTCAGCGCCCGGGTTCACCTGGTACCTAAGACCCGAGTCCTTGTAGACGTATTCTCCCTGCTTTGCGGTCATATAATTGTTGATTATACAGGGCTTGCCAAAGTAGTCACGAAGGGCATCGGCTGTCCATAGGATGCGTGAGTCCATAAACCAAAGGGACTTGTCACCGTAAGCCGAATAGGTTATCGGGTCAACGACCTCAAAGACCTTGAAGTGTTCAGGCTTATAGATGGCATTGTCGAACACCTGTGACATGGAAAGTGCACCGGTCAAGGAGTGCAATTGCCCCGAAACATCCTGGGCCTTCGCGCAAATGGCAAGTACGTTTTTATAACTTGTAGGAGAGATCATGTTTTACCTCATTTCACATCGGTGGTTTCATGCGAAAAATCGCCCAGTATACAGAGATCATCGTTAAGGCTGTCAAGAACGTTCCTGCCACAATCCAGGCCATCCTATTACAGGCACCGACGAACTTTTCAACATAGACAAGGCGTGTGGTATGTCCTGGCTTATCATCGGTGCCGCGAAGAAGCTCGTCAATTCCGTCAAGCTTTTTTCCTATCTCGTCCAGCTTCTCCGAGTGTTGCTGGCAAAGGGTAACCATCTCCGGTGTTGTCATAGCGTGTCCTTTCTATACGATGATGAAGGAATCGGTGTTTGAAGGAACTCCGGCAAAGGCCTGACATAAGAAGCGTCCCTTTCCTGCCACCAATGCGTATCCGATAATAGGCTTTGCCTCCCTGATCAACAGGCCACTGGTGAAGATGACCCACCGATCTTTGTACGTATCGGTAACGGTGTCCGTGATACTCGTATCAAACTGACTTGTTGTAGGCGTGAAGGCTGACGTGTCAATTGTGCCGGTAATCATCGTGTCGGCAGAAACCCCGAGATTTGCCGCCGCCGTTGCGCTCCCGTTGATTTGTACTGCGTTGACGTTTGGCGTTCCTACGAGAGCCGCGTCAATCGTTCCCTCAAAATCGAACGTTCCGCCAAGGCCCATGACCGCCTTGAGCCCGCCCTCCGTACCTACTCCGGTGCAAAGCATTCCACTCCCATTGGTCGAAAGAGCCGTTGCCGTTATCCCGTCGCCGGTTGCTCCCGCACCTGACTGGGCATTGACGCCACTGCCTGTGCCGTTTCCAGTGCAGGCGAAGCCGTTCCCGTTTGTAGAATTGCTTTGGGCGGTGATACCATTTCCTGCAGCACCTGCCCCTGAGATGGCGTAGATGCCACTTCCGATACCAAATCCGTTGCAGTGAAGACCATCCCAATTACCGGCTGAGGCAGCAATGATCATCCCAAAACCACCCGTTGCCCCACCAGAGAATTGAGCGCCATGGCCCGTTGCCCCGCCTGTTGACAGAAGACCCGGGCGTGTACCTTGCCCTGCGATGTTAAGACCAACAGCGTTGCCATTTTGTCCGGTGAACTGCACAGCATCACCTGATGTAGCACCTCCCGTAACGACAAAGCCCGAGGCGGTTGCCCCGGCGTTGACCTGCAATCCTGAACCATTACCAGAGCCAGATAATATAAGGGCAATACCATTGTTTGTCGTTCTATAATAGGAGGCCGAGCCGAGGTTTCCTACTCCCTTAACAAGCAACGCTGGAGAAAGTTGACCGCGGCTGATGATACGAAGGCCGCAACCATCATCCTCAGTTGCTCCGGCATTTATTGTCTGACTCCCATCAAGGAGCATCGCGCACCCTGCTGCGCTGGCAATACCTGTATCACCACCACGGGAATAAATTCCGTTTCCTGCTCCTGTTCCGCCTTGGCACCCAAGACCGTTTCCACTTGCTCCTCCGACAAGGCTCATTCCTGCACCTGTACCGGAACCGGTCGATACGATTCCATCCTTACTCCCACCTCCAGCAAATATAGCAACGCCTGCACCGGCGTTTCCTCCGGCAACATATATTCCATTTCCATCAGTATTACCAAGTGCCTGTAGACCAACCCCGCTGGCACCAACACTCGTGAAATTTGCCCCTGCCCCACCGACGCTATTTGAGGTGGCGTTGAGACCGTTTCCTGCCGTTGCTCCACTTTGTCCGTTTATTCCGTTTCCGGTGGTACCACCAACTGAACGTAGCCCATCCCCTGAGCCATTTCCTGTCGTTATCATGCCTCTGCCATTGGTTGAAACCGCCTGTGCGTTGATCCCATCCCCAGTAGCACCACTGCCTGAGATAGCATTAAGACCATGTCCTGTTCCGTTGCCCTGAGCATGAATACCAACACCGTTTGTATTTCCTCCGTTCAATTCCATGCCGTCGCCAGTTCCCGTTCCAAGAGTGTAGATGCCGTGGCCGTTTGTCGATTGAGATATGGAGTGCAGCCCGTCGCCGGTTGCTCCCGCCCCGCTAAGAAGAGAAAGCCCGTGTCCCGTCCCTTGTCCGGTAAGAATCATACCCGCTCCGTTTGATCCGCTCGACGTTGCGATTATAGCCGTTCCCGCCGAGTTGACAATATTAAGCTGCTTAAGGTTGAGTGTGGCGTTGTTTCCGCTTGTGGCAAGCTCGTCAATTTGTTTCACGTTTACGGGTAGAGCTTTCGTCCAAATGACTATTTCCTGATCGTCCCACTCCTTGGTTGCCGTCTGGTCAATCATTTGTATAATAATCGGATAGTCAAGATTGTCGCTTGTCAATTCGGTCGCGGTAAGGGTAAAAAGGACTTGCTTTGTTATACCTCCGCCAAGAATTGCGGGGAGCGTGCCGATGTTTGCAGAGTTCCACGCCCCTGCCGTGTGCCTAATAATAACACAATCGCCCGCTGCAATCGTCGGGCTTGCTCGATATGATGGTCGGTTGCTTGCGTCGATCAACGGCGCAACGACGAATGAGGCTACCCCGGTTACTCTTACTGCTTCCATTTATTTCTCCTTTTCAAAAATGTCTAAGCTATTCCTCGACCAATACCCTTTCCCACGCCTCGGAATGTTGATCTTTCTAAGCCTATCGCTGCCTGCGTTGTTCCGACCGTCTTGACAAAGGTTGACGGCGATTTTTGGTTTTGCTGCATCAACTGTATTTCTGCGTCGCTCATTGCACCGACATAGATAATACATGGGTCAATATGAGCATCAAGCTGCGGCTGGTTATGCGCGGCATTATCCCCGAGGGTTATATGATTTGCGGTATTGGCAACCGAGGCAATGACGCTTGTTCCTGAAGTTTTGACAGATGATACAAAAACGTCCGCATTCGCGCCGTTAAAGCGTGCGGCAAAGTTTTCGTATCCGTCTGTTGTTATATTTGAGAATACCGTCGGATTCCACGCCGTCCCGCTTGAGCCTTCAATCTGAATTTGTGTGTTGCTTCCATCAACAAGATTTATCTCAAAGCCTGTGGCGTCCGTGTAGACGTTTTTGTTTGAAACAATGCGTTGATAACCGTGAGCGCCACCGGTGAAGTTAAATGGAGAAAAAACAGTAAATTGATTACCCGTATTTATTCCAGTTCCCCAGTCAACAAGGGCTCCACCCGCATTGGTAAAAGCTTGAGCCGTTCGCATAGTTCCGTCATTTGAAACTTGTAAAGGATTATTTGCCGCCTGCTTATACCCCGTTAAGTCGTTGACTGTCCTGTCGTGTATATGAGCGTTGTCGGGGTCGTCGTCCATTGTACACCACAATTTAAAGCCGCTTCGGTATGCATTATTCCTTCCGTAGGTGTCGGTTCTTGGCAATAAAGTCAAATTTGGATCACCCCACCCGACATAAATCACCGGGTCAACGGTAGAGGAATACGTCGGGATTCTCACGTTGATTTCTGCAATAGCGTTGGCGGGCGTGGCGTTTTGTGCCCAGAATACCAAATCGAATTGTATTGGATTATTGAGCAAGGCATCGGTAAAAAATCTAAGGTCGCCGCCGTCCGACCGGGCAGAATATGCCCCGCCTGCCGTTTTTATGTCATTATTGAACATTGCCCCGGTCAAGACAAATGTCCCGTCTGACACGTCCGCAGGCGCAAGCGTGTGGTCGAGGGTGATTGCCTGGGAGTATCTAAGGGTAGGATAAAACATATTACACCGCCTTGCTTGCGGGCTGCTCAAAGATCGGGACTGCTCCGATCTTTGTAGGAATACCGCCGCTTTTCAAGATGTCCGTAGCTGACCTGACGGAGTCAAGCGTATCTGGCCTTAATTGATCGGAGAGAAAAGCCTGCTCTGTATCTTTTCCACGGTCAAGGACAAGATAAAGGATGCTTTCAACATGGGCAATGGGTGGGTCCTGCCCGTCCTCCGAAAACAGAATATCTACGCTGCAAATAGTGACTCCAAGGGTGTTTTCGGGAGACTCGATCTTCGGTTCCTTAGAGATCGCCGTGTATATTCCAGCAAGTGGTTTAAGCAATTCTTGTTCTAACATATTTCCTCCTTTAAGAAGTTTTTCCCTGGGTGAAAGGTACGCCAAGTGGCGAGATAAGCCTCCGCATATTTCCAGCGACAGGCTGTGGCGGATAGGGCTGCAGTTCGTCGGGCAACAGCAACATCTTTATATCAAGTTGGTCATTGCTTGAGTTGACCGCTATTGAGACAATGTATCCAAGTTTATCAACCCCATTGGTAAAGACAGGATCATTAAGTGTTCCTGCGTCCAGAAGCTCAAGTTCAATGTTCGCCGCGTTGATAGGGATGGAATACGTTGCAATGTATTTCTGCAGAGTTGCCCACTGCGCGAGCAATTGCAAAAGATAATATGCGGATGACGTGTCACTGGTTCCCCACGTTGTCGATGAATCGAAAAGAGCCCGGTCAATAAACCACATTAGCTGTGAAATGTCATTACCTGCCTGCTTCACGACACTGTTTACCGTATAGGAATGCTCACATTTGTCCCAAAGCACCTTTGATTCGGCATAACCAGCGGCGGCAAAATTAGGGCTTCCAACAAGACCCCCGAAGCATAGGAACCATTCAGGATCTTGTATTGATCCCACAACCCAAGAATTATAGGTAAGTCCCGTTGTATAGTAGGATTGAATATTAACCGTCAAGCTCCCCGTTGTCGAGTTATAGGATGTTATGACGCCCTGCATGTACGGCGACGCGCCTACAAAGGGCGTGATGTAAAGGGTTTGGCCGTTTGAGTAAGGCAAATTTGCATCAACCGTCAAGGTCTTTAATCCAAGACTCAAAAACATGGATGTACTGGAAGTGGTTTGATAATTCGGCGAAATCGTGACGTTTTCGACCGGGGGAAAAGATGAAAACATATCCAGGTTTGCAACAAAAAACGCCCTTGTAAACTCTTGCAAACCGGCATCGAAATTGTACTGCAAAAAAAAGCTATTGAACAATTGAGAAATATCCGTTTTGGTAAAATCGGTAAGAGAATCCCTGACGATATTACCGGAGTTATGTAAAAAGGTTGGGGTTGGGTTCGATCCAAATGTCTGAAACGCCCTCAACCCTCTTTTTCCCGTTCTCGTCGTGAACATTCCGACAAACGCGTGGGCACAAAGCTCGGTCAAATATTCGATCGAATTTTTCCTTTCGGTGATAGTTCTACCAACATGCCACGGATAAGTGCTTTGCGTCGGCCCCGATCGCGTAGAAGCCAAGTTTCCATAATCAATTAGAGCTTTCGGAATGCCGTCATAATCTTCCAAGATATGCATAAAAGTATGGTACACGTCGTTGGTGAAATGGTTCGGGTCTGTCGCCGTCGCGCCCGTTTTTTCGCCCTCTACTTTTGCGAAAATGTCTCCGTTTATAGTGTCCACTTGTCTCATGCCAAGTAAAGTGATTTGGCGCAACGTGATATATAACCCCGCCCAATTTCCAATATCTGCGTGTATGTCAATCATGCATTCAATAGACCCGCAATCCTCTCTTTTCAAGTCGTCAATACCTTGTGGCGCGCTCATGTTTGCAAAGTCGCAAAGATTTCCCCACGTGTCCGAGCCGTTGCCAGAATCTACTCCAAACATGCTAAAAGGATTTGAGGCGATATTTGCCGGAGGATAAAAATCGTTCGGGATAAAATTAAAAGTCCTCAACGTGGAATCGACAAGCAAAAGGCTCGTGCCGTAACCCTTCGGAGATATTGCGGTATCATAGCCGGGGGAAATGCTCAATATTTGCCCGTACTCGTCAACAAGAGAGTACATAAAATGACCATGTTTGCTTGTCTGAGGCGATAAATTTCTCAAACTCATATCCACCAAGAAAAATATTCTGTCGTAGGTTGGTATAATAGGTGTGAGCTTGAAACGAGCATAAAGCAAGTAATCAGCCAGAGCGTCGGCACCCCCGCCGAATTGTGAAAGGAAAGTAAACGAGGTCAAGCGCGACCGATCGGTCAAAAGGGCGATCGTTGCGGCGTCTTGATAAAATTCCAGTCTTGTATTTACCCCGTTTTGGTGTGGGGGTTGCGTTCTCACCCCAAACTCCTGTATAGGCAAACCAATATCCTCAATTTTCATTGCTTTGCCGTCGCTCGTCGCGGTGTTTGCAAGTAAGATAATGGAGTTTCCGTTTGAGGTTATGCTCACGAGAGAGCTTATATCCACATACTGTTTCAACGTCGCGTCCCACGTCCAAAGAGAAATTAATCCGTTAGAGTTTGTCGGTAAAGTAATGAGATTGGTTGACACTTGTGTCTGTAAAGAAAAATCGGATATTTTAAACCACCACGTTTTTACACTTCCGTGCGTCGGCGTGGTAGACGGTTGCAGAAAATAAGAATATCGGTCGTTGGAGTCGTCGCTATTAAATTCAGCCTCGGAAACGATCGTATTGTCGTTTTTTAAAAGCAAGCTCTCAATGTACACGACGGTCATGTAATGACCATTAAAATTTACTATGTCGGTATAAGAGGTTGCGTCGCTCTTTGTTATTTTGTAAATCATGGTTGTATTGGCGTTTTCGCCAGATTGGACGATTAAATATTTTCCCTTCAAGTCGTCTGCCACAAAAGTCATCAAGTCGGTTCTCAAATAAATTTTAGCCAAGGTGTCTGTCGGCGTCGAGCTTAAAATTGTGTACTTTCCGGCGGCGGCAATACTCGCGTTTAATGCGTTGTTTTGCAGTTCAAAAAACGTGTTCTCTTGGGTCAATTTGAGAATTTTAGAAAAAGGCACGTCGCCAAATACGCTCGGTATTGGTTGCCCTGTCTGGCTGTCCGGTGCCAACACTTGATTGGTAGACGTTGCGACGAGAGGCGGCATTATCTTATGTATCAAGGTCGCGTCGTCCTCTATGTCGAACGAATAGTCTGTTTCAGTGTATGGGTTATTTGTAACACGTCCCCTTGCCCCAAGGTAAAAAACATCATCAATTACTACCCACAGCACAATGCGTCGTCCGGTAAAAGAGATATTGTGAACATTACAGTAGTTCCAAAACTTTTGATCATTTCTTATCTTGAACGAAAAGGTGGCGTCAGTCGCGTAGGTTCCTGATACCACGATGTCAATGTCCCGTGAAGGATTTTCCGTGATACTTTCCTTCTGCAGCATTCCCTCTTTCCAAGGAGTTACTATCGTCTGACCGGCAATACTCGACCCGTCAATATTAATCTCATTAGGGCCAAAGGTCGGTATCACAGTTGAGCCGTCATAGTGAGGACGATCGGTTATAACCTGAAACACTCCTGAATACAATCCCACCGTTGCGTCCGTAAGGGTATTCCAGGCATCGGAAGCCGTTGAAAATATTTGTATAGCGTAGTGTACGCCCTTTTTTGGAGGAGGTGGTGTTGCCGGTGTATAGGTGATCTTGATAACGCCGTTTGCGCCATTTCCCGCCGAGCCTGGCCCACTGAGAACATTTCCACCGGCACCGCCATAGCTTCCACCCTGGCAAGATGCGTCAGGGGCAAGATGACCATTACCGCCATTGCCACTGTCTGCATTTATTCTTGCCCCGCCTATGGACACCACGGGGTCGGCAAGGCTTCCCGGGTTCCCGTCGCTGGAAGAAGCTCCCGCGCTTCCACCTGAGGCCACGTTGCCGGGTGAGCCAGCAGAACCATCACCACCCTTGTGTCCTACTGTTCCAGTCCCACCGGTACCTCCTTGGCGACTGGCAAGTCCTCCCTTTGCGATAATGACACTTGTATTCCAGTATGTATCCTCGCCATCTGTACCAATGCTGTTGCTTGATGCACCAACACCACCCTTGCCAATCTTTACCCCGGTAACAATTGATCCGGAAACGTAGGCAACTGTGCTTGCCCGGTATTCCCCTGCACCAGCACCAACCCAGGCCGAGTTTCCAAGGGCTCCACCCGCTCCGGCACCAATGCATTCCACGACAATAGGAGAACCATCGGTGGCGATGCCGTTCCACTGTGTAATATTTGTATCTGTAATGTAAATAGTTGCCATATTACAATGCCTCTACGAGGGTAAACTTTGCTTGCCACCAGGGAAGGGAGTGTGAAAACCCGCCGAGCATTCCCTGATCCTCAAAATCCTTTATACGCACGGTCGATGAATAGGCTCTACGCCCAAATGGGTTAGCAATCCCAACAAGAATAGGTGCCGGAAAGGTCGAATCTCTTGTCGTTGCGATGGACCTGCGAAGGAGTACCATCTCTGTTTCATTAAGAACATACTCAGCGGTAAAAGAACCAACATCAGCGGAGTGTTCCTGGTACGAAAAGGTACGGTTATAGGAGTCAAACTTATTGATCGTGTAATCGGAGTCTGCATCGACGCCGACGTTGATATTTCGTAAGATCGGAAAGCTTCCACCAGCGACAAAGGTTGGCAAGATCGCGGCCAAGGTTAGCGGGACTCCCCAACCTTTCCAAGACCCCTGTTCACGTCGGTCCATAAAGGCTGTTGCCAAAATATTCCCGGAGTAGTTAACATCGCAACCAAATATTTTTTCCTGGGCATTGAACCCTGACAAGGTCAACACGTTTGGCAAGGTTGCGTAGTTTCGGTTCGCTTCCATAAAGGTAATAAAAGCATCAATGTCTGCCTCTTTCCCATATAGACGGACATCACAGGCATATTGGTCAGAGGCCGCACCTCTATCTGTTGCTGCCCAGTTTCCATCAGCAAGTTGAAACCAAGTTAGGGCAAAGGTCGTCGCTGGAGAAAAATCAGGCTTGATCTTCACCGTAAGGCTTGTTGCATTATAGGAAATAACCACCGTTAGCTCCTGATCACCAGGCCGGGTGCGTTGACCTTGCCAAGGTTCTGAGCGCGGCGCAATGCCTTGGTCACACCCTTGTCAATATGGTCCTGAATTGTCTTAAGGTCACCACGGCTGGGTGAGCCTTGAATGCTCACCGCTCCGCCCATGTGAATATGTACGTTTCCAGCGTTATTGGTTGTCGAACTTCCAATAATTGAGGCAAGTGCCGAGTTAGGATTTGCCGGATTATATACGACCTCACCTGGCATCAGCATTGCCGGAACGCTATCTTGTCCGGGCGTTCCACCGGTTACCACGCCGCCATATTTCATCTTGGCGGATTCGATTTTCTGAACCTGAACAACCGCTTCGGCAATGATTCCGGCGAGTTCAACTCCCATAAGAATCGGTCCCGCTACCGGACCGAAAGTTGAGATAAACTGCCCGGAGTTTTCGATCACACCCAAAGCGGCCTTGCCACCTGAGATAATAGCCTCACCTTCTGCTATTCGCCTTTTCACCTGAGAGTTCGCCTTCGTCGCCTCGGCTATGGATGACAAGGAGGAAAGGGTTATCTCAGCGTATCCGGCCATTGCCTCACCTTGCAATTTTGTCAAGGCGGCATCGTATTGGTTTTGAGAAATAAGCTTACCATGCAACAAGGTATCAAACTCGGCCTTGTCCTGCTGGTAAGCCATCGCCACATGGATAAATCCTGTCTTTGTGCCCTTAAGCATAAGCACCGCGTATTTTTTCTGCTCCTCTATCTGGTGCTTGTGGGCGTCCATCGCGAGCTTTTTTGTCTCAAGCGTGACCTTCTTTTCCTCCTCGATACTTTTTCGTTGCTGCTTGCTTGTCACCTCAGACCGCTCGCCTGCATAGGCCTTGACAATATCGGTAGTGTCCTTGCCATTTTTCCAGGCGAGCTGAAACATCTGGCTGTATTTGCTTTTTAGGTCATCGAGCTCACGCTCGTCATCATTCATATTCTGTTGGGCAATGGTATGCCGAGTGTCCTCATTAAGCTTGATCAATTCCTCAGCGAGTTTTTTATCGGGATTGGCCTTTGTCGGGTCAACATCACCCGCTGTCTGGGCGGTCTCTGGTGCCGCTGTCTTGGCGGTCTCTGGTGCCTTAACACCTATCAACGCCCGCATCTGTTTCTCAAGATCCTTGAGCTTTTCCTCGGCAGCAGTTAGGGCCGGGTTCACCATCTGCAGGCCTGGTGCACCAAAATTAAATGACTGTGTCTTGAGTTCGGCAATTTTCTTTCGGGTCATGTCAATCGACACGCCGATCATTTCTATCTGCGCCCTTTTTTCGGCAGTCTCGTCCTTGCTAAAAAGGAGAAACTTCCAGTCCTCGGCCATCTTCGCAATGAACCCGGAGACCTTTTCAATCGCTGGAGCAAATAGAGAAACGACCTGCCCGGCCATGATGGTAAGAAGTTCACCGGTTCGTTCAATGGACTTGTTTGCGTCGTGCAGGGATTTGAGCTGCTCATCCGTGAGGCTGAACTTGTCAGATTCAGCGGCAAGTTCACCAAATTTCTCGGCCCCGAGTGCCGCCATCTGCATCGCGTCTCCCGCTGCCCTGCCGAGAAGTTTTTGTGCAACCGCTAAACGCTCAGTCGGGTTCTGTATCTGGGCAAGGCGTTCGACAACCTCCTGCATGATGTCTGAAGTGTCCTTTAAGGCCCCGTGCTCATCCCTTGTGGAGATGCCAAGCTTCTTAAAGATAGGATCATTCGCCTCGGCCTTGACTGCGAGTTCCTTGAAACCCCTTGCCAACGTGTCCATGTTGGCACCGCTTTCCTTGGCAATGTATGACCACTTTTGAAAGGTGGTAGTAGACATGCCCATACGCGCCGAGGTTTCGGTTATGCGGTCACCCATCTCCAGAGCCTGCTTCGTGATGTCGACGATCTTCATGGCAGCGAGAGCAGCGCCGGCAGCGCCGGCAACCTTACCAACAACGCTGCCAAAAGAAGACGCGGACTCAGACATCTTTGTCATCGAGTCCTTGACCTTCTCCTCCTCCTGCTTGATCTGGGCAGCGAGGGTGCTCTGTAGCTTTAGCATTACCTGTATGTCATGTTCACTCGGCATTTTTTGCACCTTTATTTTTAATGGCCAAGGCCTTTTTCAACTCTGCCTCGAAACGGTTGACATATTCAATAAATCTGTTCTGGTACTCGTCGTACCTCAACGCTTGTGCCCATCCATTTTTGATTGCAGCATAGCGACCAAGAAAATCAGGCACACAAGGAGCAATGAAGCGAGCAGGACAATTATAAAACGCATCCTCTTCATCTTCCCATACAGGAGCATCAACAGGTTCATAACATCCCCACTCTTTCCTTGCACTTTCATCACATCCGGTACAATCACAGACAAATAGGCCGGCGCGGATGCTCGCCGCTACTTTAAAGATATGCGTTCGCCCGGCGTGATCCCTGACAAACGATACACATAGTTTCTGAGATCGGAATAAACCCAATCAGGAAGACGCGTAGACACCCACAGATCCTTGTCCACCCCGTTGCCTCCTTTGTATTCAATTTCCTGCAACGAGCCTATGTCGAAAAAGTCTTTCCAACCAAGAATAACCTTGCGAACAAGCTCCTTTGTCATTGCGGCATTATCAAGCAGCTTCTTGTTGTCCACATCAAGAACCTCTGCGTGCATGACCTTGCCGGCTTCGTCGTATTCTTCTTTGGTAAAAGGACGAAGAGTAAAGGTTGGACGGTACCCGTCAGGAATAAGAAACTCCTCAAGCGAGACAAACTGTTTCTTCTCGTCGCTCCAGGCTTCTTTTTTCCTGAGAAAAAATGCCGGAGTATAGTCAATGCTCGCGCTGGGAGAAAAGGGAAGATACCCTGCCAGCTGTTTCCTTAAATCATCGGTTAATTCCTGCCTGACGCCCATAAACTTACCCCTTTACTTAAAATGACTGGTATTCCTAAAAACTTGATGGGTTTAAATGCTTAAAAATCCACGATCCTGCTAAGGATGATATATTACCTATCCCCAGCATGGCGGGCTCTTACAGATGCCTCTGCCATCTTCCTGATCTTGCTGCTTCCGACCTGACGCCCGGAGTCCTTTTTGAGGATCTTGTAGGTCTTCGTTCCCTTACCTTTTCTTACTGTGTATGGCATCGTCGGTTCCCTTTCGCTTAAGCTGCTGTAGGTACCTCTTGTAATAAACCTCAAGCTCGCCTGCGTGCTTTTCAACAACTGAGCGAACCGCTTTCTCTCTTGCCAAGGCCTTAAGCTCGCACTCCATGTTCTCAGTCACGCTTCTTTGACCTCAGGTATACAAGACGATCAAGCCCGGCCCTGACATGTCTTTCCGGTTGCTCCATCAGGTCAAAGTCAAACGAATCCGTCAAGGGAAGCACCAGGGTTACCTGTGACCCATAGCGGACAACAGAGAAGCGTTCGTTCTGAAAAAAATGTTTCCCCTGCTTTGTCGAAAACGGAGCAACCACGTTGACATCGGTATCACAAATCTGTACCAAATAATATTGGTAGCCACCGTTGGTGATCCTGTTAATTGTTCGAGCGTTTGCAGTGACATAGTCCATGTGTTCATAGTTGCTATGTCCGGCAAGCAGGTCCCGTTCCTCAAAGATCATCGGAATGTTCTTTGTCTGGATAGGATCAACCGTTCTGAAAAAGACATTCCCGTTTGTCGGCATCCGATTAATGTGCACATCATACTGTGACATAAAGATCGAAATACACAAGGAGGTCGAGTTGAACGCGGGCTCCTCCAAAAGCTTCCTTGGCGAATAGTCAACGCCCTTCATCTCCACAATCTGCTGGTCAGGCTTTATAAAACCCTGGTCAATAATGGTTCCGTCCGCTGGAGAAAAGATGTAATCGGAGTCAAGAAAGATCGGTCGTGACGGATCACGAAAAAAGAACACCGACGAAAGGACATCGGGGTCCATCCGTTTAAACGGCTCAATCTCGACCAACCATTCCTCCAGCGACTGTGACATTAAAATACCTCACCGAGTGGTGACTGGTAATCGACATAGTTGCAATGGAACATAAGGCAGGACAGCGCCGCGCCTGACTTATTGAACTCAGACAGGTTAACCGAAATAAGACTAAGACCATTATTGGAACAAATCTGCCCAAGTCTTCCGAGTTTGGTCACTTCGTTTATGTATGCAGGGTCAGAAGAGTGCATTTCGGTTATCTCCGATGCCACAAGGATATTCGCTCCAACACGAACGCAATTCGTCGACATCGCGTATGCCTCAGGCTTTGGGATGTCAATAATCTCGACGACCTTTTCAATTTCGGCAAGGTCTGCCGGTTGGTATATTTCGGTACACACCAACGCCTTCTCCATGGTCAACGGAAAATACATACAGTCGAAGTGGTATTGTCTTTCATCGGTCATAAGGCACTTGACGATCTTGATATTGAATTGACGTTCCATCCAGTCAAAAGTCTCCTTGTCGGTTCTTATCCCGTAACCACCGACAAAGATATTATCCCGTTGGAACTTGAGGTCAGCCTCGCCCTCGAAGTGACAGGTCGGCGGTGGCTTCACGACGGTATAACCCATCAGGTCAAAAAAGGCCTTGCCAATCTCGTCCTCGCCTCTCCTTGGTTCAGAGGTGAAATTGGAGACAACGATCACATCTGCAGGTTCGAGATAAATTCCGATATTGGCGCAGTAGATCAGGTCTTGGTACTTTCCCTTGTTAGGGATAAGATAGGTCGAGGAATTGGCAGCGACCCATTGCCCAAGCTCCATGAACTGTTGAAAGGCCTTGTCGTAGTCAATCTTTTGCTTCTCGGGCGGTAACTCCTTCATCCACACATTATTTGCCACCGCCGTTGAAAAAGACTTCTCATACGGCTCGACCATGCAATAGGCAGGCCAGCGGACATCGGAGGGCGTCTTGGCCTGCCCTGTTGGGACTATCTTGTCGTATGAATTATTACGTGGAAACATCGTACACTCCCTTTCTACAAGTTTTGTGTACGACTACGACCGCGTGCCGATAAGTATCTCATACGATGATTCAAAGGTCATTAACGGCTGTGCCGAACCGGAACCAAGATCATTACCCAGGCACCTGTAGGTACGGGTTGTGTCAACAATTCCGTCCTTATTCCCGATAGTCGGATACATGAGCTGAGACCGCGGAGCCTCAAGCGTCATCTTCGGGGCGATGAGTGCCGACTGGACAATGATCCCGACGGATTGTTCATTGTTAACGTTGTTGAAAATGTCCTCTTCCCTGACTGGCTTGAGCAGCGGATCGATTGACACCTTAGGGTCACGCTCCGTGATCATAAAATAAGCGATGCCTGTAGGGTCTTCCTGATTGGGCACCTGTCCAACCTTGTTACCAAAGGCAAGGCTGAACTTCGTGACGCGAAGGGGCACGGCATTTGCCGAACCGACCGGCGTCGTGTTGACCAGGTTGGACAACATCTTCTCCGGAAGGGCCGTTTCAGGAGTCGTCAGCTGGTAAATTTGTGAATTGGTCAGGTCGGTCTCGCTCAGGAACTTCCCGGTGAAATTTCCCTTGAGCACCCAGGGCTTGCCGAGACCGTCCGCTGAGATGTCTCCGTCGCCCTTGCATCCCGAAAACAGGAACATCTGTCCTGCCGGATTTCCACCGCCCTGCACGAAACATACGCCCAGGGTCATCGTAATATCGTCGGCAGCGTTCAAGCCACCCACAAGACCCATGCCTGTGGTTGTGTATTTTTTCGGAAGCATTCCCATACCGACCGCGAACTTTCCCCACGTCGGAAGCTGGTGAATTATGGTCGTTGCTTCATTCGTAGTCGTGGTATAGCCCGAACCCGCATTGGCAATAATGTCGATGGCTGTCACTGCCCCGGTATTGACGTTGACCGTCTTGATTTTAACAACTCCATCTACGCCTCCTGCGACGGTAACCAGGTCACCGACATTGTACCCTGTTCCGGCCGTGTGAATCACTGCGACGGTAATTGCGCCGGCCACTGCCGTGATGTCGAGAGTCAACCCGGTACCGGGAAAGAGGTTGACCGCAACCTTGTCCTGAAAACCAATTGTCCCTGTCCGCATACCCATGATCGAAAAGTCTTTACGATGATCACCCGTAGCGAACTTCTCAGCCTCACCGTCGGTCACGATGGTCGGTGCCATGGTCAAGGCACGAAGGCGTACGTTGAAATCTTCGCTGGTAAGAATCTGTACCGCTCCCGGAGTGAGAATTGACGCAAAGGGTACCGCGTAGGAGTTGACAAGGTTGGTTGACGCAACCGCGGAATAAACTCCCGCCGTTGCTTCGATGCCGGTGAAAAGAAGGCGTTCTCTGTTGGCCATATCTTGTATGACAAATTCCTCGGGAAATTTGGTTGCCCACGAGGGCATAGGATCGGTCAACTGTGCTGTTCCTGTCGTGTACCCTGTGCCACCGTTATTGATGGTTAAAGACCCGACGACTCCCAGGGGAGCAGTCGCCACGACCAATGCTCCATTGACGCCGCCTTCAACGAGGACGGTATCGCCAACGGCATAGCCGGTTCCGCCAATGTTCGGAGCAGCAACGGTGATTATTCCGGCAACAGCCGTGATGTCAACCGTAAGCCCTGTTCCCTTTGACAAAGGGCTGGTAATTGGAAGCTTCAACGGAATAACTGCCACGCCGCTGGAGATGGACGGAATTGCCTGCTCCTCTATTTTTCCGATGAGGAACTTCTTTACCTCTAAAAATGGTGAACTCATAGCAATACTCCTTGAAAAAGGGTTTTTGATTTCTAAGAACTTGAAACAACCAGAGGCTCAAGGCGATCCTGAGCGTAGCGCACCGTCCAACTTGTGTTCATGTGGGACGGTCTTTGTATATCGTTCTGGTTGATATTTATTACCTGACTTCCGCGGTACATGACAACCTCACAGGTTCCGTTGATTGAGGTGTCTTGCCCAAAAAGACGCTTAAGGTCATCCAACGCAAGGCGAAGGTTGCTTCTAATCATAAAGTTTGCGTTGCTGTTCCACGCTTGGCTTCCCTTGACTTGAACCAAAAATAAAACATTGTTTGCATAAGACTGGGTGTCCTGCCCGATCATTTCATCAATACAGTTTTCCTGGGGAGAGGCGATGACAGCACGTGGAAAATCACCAAGGGCCTCGTCCGGTTGGTTCACGGTCTTCCAGTCAAAGTTATACCCTCCGGTAATGGTCATTCCCAGCATCTTTATCTTCATGTTCAGTTCAATATAGTCAAGCAGGGAAGAGGCCAAAGCAGCGTAGTCTGTCTTTACCATGTCGGTATCAAGGTCATCTGAAACGACACAGGAGTAAACATCCGAATCCTCAACGGCAACGTTGGTCAACGTAAGGATGTTGTTGGTCTCTCCCTGCATCACCTTATCGTTCTTGTACCACTGAAAAAACAGGTTGGCAAGAACATTGCTATGATCAGCGGCAACGATAAAGGAAGCCGTTAGGCCGAGGTGAACAACCTGTGAGGTTGGCTGGCTTGTAATTGTTATCATGCTCAATACATCACATCAAAGGTTCGTGCGGCCGCGCGTGTAAAGGACTGCTGCATTGCCGCTGTATTAAATGTCTCGTAATTTATCTTTCCCGTCCAGGTCACGCGCTCGCTGTGATAGTCTTTTTCCTTTCCTCGGTATTTGTCCATGATCGGGTCAACGGTATCGTTGAGACCAACATTGTCCTTGCAAACCTGTTCCTGCAGATAAGCAATCTGCCACTGTACAAGCATATAGTGGGGAGGATTGACTGCGTTAACCTGGGCCTCATCCACGCCCTTCGTGTTTGCCAAGTCAGCTAAGGCCTTTGCCACGTTGTAATAATAATTTTTTAGGCTCACGTTGATCGGCGAGGCTGAGTTGTTTGCAATGCGAAGTTTACCCACTGGAGTTGTCGGATCATTCGGTGAAACGGTCAAGATGGACGAGTCCGTCAGGAGGATGCTTCCACCGGGAGCAATGACGTTGACCTGTTCATCGGGCATACCGATAAGGTAAGAGTCACCGAACTTTTTAACGACTGCGTCCGAAAGGTCCGTGAAATTAATCAACCACGGCCACCTCGGATACAGTCCTATTGATGGATAGGCATACGGCATTTTACATCTCCCTTATCGCCTGTGAAATGGCGTAGGTTAGGTCTGAATCTATCTCGTCCCTCTGTGACTCAAAGGCGTCATATACAAATTGATCCGGTGCCCATGAACGTTGTCCTTCATGAACATATTTTCCATAGTCAGCAATCCCCTCATCGAGGTACACGCTGCCGCCGTCGCTTTCCATGTGTACCTGTACCGACCGCTCAAGCCGTCCCGTGTTTCGATAATATCTTCCGTTCGGTCTTTTTCCTGGCGTCGCCTGAAACCGGTGTATCTGCCTGGCTATCGTGCGGATGTTGACAAGATGAAGGCGTATGATCTTTAGGGCATCATCGTACAACATCATAGGCATCCGTCCGCAGAAGTCCTCAAACGGCTTTAGGTCAAAAGTTAATATATTCTGCTCTGCCAACTTGAGTTCCTTTTAAAGACCAGGGCCATCCGCATCAAATCGGAGTGGCCCTGTTTTGGTTATTATGCTCCAGGTATCAAAGTGATTTGCGGTGTCTGTGTTTCCACATCACTGGCAACGGCACCAAGATACACATTTGGATCAGCGTCGGTTTCACTGACGCTGGCAACAAAAATCACTTTCTGGTTTACGTGCCCGCCTGTGATACCATTGAGTAAGAAGGTACTCCACGCAATCAGTATCTCAGCGGCATAGGCTCCGGCATTTGATACAAGACCTCCGCGAAGATTTCCACGAAGGAAACGGAACCGGTCACCGGCGTTGCCGATAGCAAGACTGACAGAACCCTCAGTCGTGCAACCCTCAAGATAAATCCTGATAGCTGCTGAGGTATCGGTATGAACAGTCTGTATTGAGGCGCCACCGTTTGTACCGAACTCGATATTGTCAAGGTACACGATGATCTTTTTTGTCGCTCCGGTATTGTCAATCACAATACCCTTTTGCGTACCGTCGGAGTCATGGTTGAGAGTAAACCCCTCCATGGAAACCTCTGCAGTTTTGGAAAGAACACCCAGGGCAACATTGAAACAATAGGCCGCTCCGACTGCGCCTGTGATCGTCACCAAACCATCGGCAATGATTTCGATGGGTTTGGTAATATTCACGGCGCTGAGAAGGGTGTAATCCCCGGTTTCAACCATCACAGCGTCACCAGAAACAGCCGCTGCCACGGCAGCATCTATGGACGGGTACAGCACTTTGCCCGGTTGATTTGGCAAATTGTTTTTTGATATAAATATCACCTTGCATGTTGCCTCACTTGTTAAAGTTTGCCATTATAGAAAGGAGAGCACCGAGGGGTAATGGCGTATTCCCTCGGTGCCCAGTCGCTGGAAAGGACCGCTCGTTTATCCCACCAGCAGGAAAAGGTTCTGAGGATTCGGTACGCCGACACCGAAGGCAAGACCGAACTCGATCGTGATCTGGCGATGTTCCGCCCAGGCTGCGATCTGGTACACCAGCTTGCTCCGCGGATCGGGAAGAAGCTTGCAGTCGATCAAGGTACCGACTGCTCCGGTCACACCGGTTGCCGTTCCACCGAGGTTGACGGGCAACATCGGCTGGCGTGCGACAAGGTGAATTGCATCGCGTGAGAAGAAGAGGTTCGAGATGAAGTTGTCTGCAGATACTCCGGTACCGACAACGGTCACCGCGTCTCCGTCTGCCCCGGCAATGGACAATCCGGGTGCCGCGATTGTGATGCTTGTCGGAGTCGCTCCGCCTGTCGCGGAAAGAACCACGTAGGTTCTGGTTGTGTCACTTGCAAAGATCACGAGGTCACCAACATTGATCGCGCCCGTGCCATTGTGGATTGCAATGACCTGCGGAGTCGTGAAGGGGCCTGCAGCGGCGGCACCGTTCAGGACGTTGCCGGTCGAGGCGCCGATGACGTGCTTCGTCTTGATCTGGGGAGACACCCCGACGTTGAAGCCTTCGATCTGACCGATGGCACCGGTGCGAAGCATCCGGTCTGTCCCGGCCTCATTTGCCTTGAACAGGTTCGGGATTTTCCGCGCACCCGCAGCCGCTTTCGTTCCGAGAATCATGTGGATGTCCGCATCAGGAGAACCGTTGTCCTCCATTTCCTTGAGGGAGTCCGCGAAGTTTTCCATCCCGGAGATCGTTGTGCCGTTGAACGCGAACGGGGTCGTTCCCGGAGTACCGACCGCGCGGCAGGCATTCACCGCTGCTGTCGTTACAATAAGAGACTCGACATAGTTCCTGATGGCACGGATACACTGCGCGGACTGATCCGCGTAGTACTGGCTGATCCCGCCGAGTTGAAGCTGTCTCTGCTCCTCACCGGTCCACTTGAAACTTGCCGCCTTGGAATAGCTGATCTGCATCGTACCCGTGCCGGCCGTGTCTCCGTTGATATCCAACGGGTTGGCCTGAGGGGTGATGTCATATAAGGACTTGGGCGCCGCGATCGGGTACGTGATCGTCTGCCCTACGACTGCCTGTGCCAGGTCGGAGTTCAGGGTGACCGCGTCAATCGCGTCTGTCTTTTCGTTGTTGACCATGTTCAAGGCCCGAAAGAAAGTTGGCATCAGTCCGGTCAATACGTTTGCTGTTGTTGGCATGGTAAAATCCTTTTCTGAGTGTTGTTAGTTATTTTCTGTTTTTACAAGACTGCGGCCACAGGCCAAAAACATACTCTCGACGTTTACTCGTCCTTTATGATGCCACCCTCGGCGAAGAACTTTGTCAAGTCCGTCCCCTTGGAAACTTGTTCGTGATATTGTTCAGTTGTCATTGCCTTTTCTGACTTGTTACCCTTGCCACCATTTGCCCCGGTATCCCCTGCTCCACCTTTTTGTTTTGATACAGCAAGTTGTGGGTGCATCTGACGAAGGGCATTGAGCGCCTTTTCACCGTTGCCATCGCTGAGAAGAAAGAAATCCTCGCCAACCTTGACGCCGGGCTGTCCGCCTTCGTCGGTCGTGATCACGCCATCGATCAGGCCTGCACGTAGAACAAGGTCTGCGGCAGGACCGAAGTGATCGGGAAGCTTGGGAGCAAACGCAGCTTTGACCCGCTCGGACTTGATGTCCTGCTCGGCCTTAAGCCGCTGCGTCTCGGACTGGGTGAACTTATCGGCAAGCGCCTTCATCTCCTTACGAATCATCTCGACCTCTTTGTTCGGGGTCACATCGCGTGTTGACTCGGTCTTTACCTTTTCGGTAAGAGCCGCGAGTTGTTCCTCCAGCGCCGCCTCAGGATCGAGCCCTGCGTTCTTGACATGTGTCTTGAACTCCTGGATGGTACGCTTTCGTTCAACGTTCTCTCGTGTCAACTTGGCAATGCTGTCCTTGTACGGATTGACTGCCGTTTCAAGGTCTGACTCGATCTGGTCGATGATTGACGTTCCGCCGTCGATCTTTCCGATTGCTTCCAACTGTTCCCGTGATAATGGCATGACGTACTCCTTCTGTGACTGGTGGTGACTGGTACTCTATTTCTTGGACGGCACCGGAATGTGTTTCTCATTCGGTGACTTGTGGTTCAGGTTCATTGCCTTTGCAGGAGAGTCCTTCTCCATGTGATGGCTTTTGCTCGCTCCGACAGGGCGTGGCTGTTTCATTTAATCCCCGCTTTCAAGTAAAAGTTCCTCGGGTATTGTCTCATCGTCTGAATTACCAGGTTTGTTCTCAACATCGCTTTCATCACCGTAGTATTTATCAAGATGACACGAACAATGAGGGTGCGCCGGATATTCCGGCAACTCACCCAGGGCAAAGACCTTCCCATCAAGATCATCGCAAACATCACAATGGTTCTCGGCAGACGAAAGCGTCCACTCGATACCCGTGCATTCTGTGTCTCGCGCCGCATCTGTCCTGACCGCCAAGCCATAGGCATTGGCCATTTCTGTATGCGCGATACGAAAGGCGGCACTGCGTGCCTTTTGGTCAATTGCGTTCTCCACGGCATAGTTAAGACTTTTCTCGTTCAAGCTTTCCGCTGCTTTGGTAAGCTTTACATAGGAACGTTTCAAAACGGTCTCGTCACCGTCGTGTATTGCGGATAAGGCTATAGCCTTTTCCTTTTTCAAGGTCGCGGCGAACTCATCGAAGGCCTCAACATCCCCGGACATAACCCGGCGTGCCTGTCTTTCAAGCTCCAAAAGACCTTGCGGCAGGTCTTCCTCGGTAGTGTATTTTGCCAGGTCAGTCACCAGCCTTGAAAACTGGTCCTGGCTGGCGAGGTTTGCCTGCAATGTCGAAACAACCGTGTCCTGAAACTTAAGTTGCGTGACGCGTTCGCTGAGAGAAATGCTGTCGGCGTTAAAGGTCTTGTTCAAAAAGTAAAAGCGCCCGGTAAGGTCGCTTGCAAATTTCACACCACCAGCTGCTGCTGATTCTAAACAACCCTCGGCGATCCAGTCGGCGATCTTCTCCTTGATCCCATGCCTCTCAAACACGACTTTGACCGCAATAGCGGGAGGCTTTCCCGCGGCAATGTCCGCAAGGATCTCCTGCTGCAGCTCAGGACTTATGGCGTCCCAACGGGCACCGAAGGCATCAGCATAGCGTTTGAAAGGAGACGGTCTCACTTAACGGCAACCTCCTCTTTAGGGTTTGGAACGTTGTTGTCTTCCAAGGTAGGATCATCGTTTGTTCCACCTTGTCCCCTTGGGTTGCTGACGCCCTTTTTAGTTGTGGTGTTCTTGGCAAAAGCCGAGTTCGGTACATGGTTCTTGTCCTTAAGGAAGGACATCACTTTGTCATTATCGTTCAACTCCGGAATACTTGTGTCTGCTTGTGGTTCGGCATCCTCGCTTGTGTTCTTCTCTATCCAATCAATAATTTCCTGCACCTCCTCTTCCTTGATCCCGTTATAGGTTGCGTAGCAATACTCGATGATTCCCTCTGCTACGACAGGATTGTACGGAACACTAAGCTGGGAAATATCGGCAAGAAAGCGACTGAACTGATTACCTTTTGCCATCTGGTCAATGACCTGATAGTCCGTCGAATATTCAGCACAATACTCAATCTTGATTGTTGGTACATACAGCTGATAAACCTCTGCGATCTTTTCCTCGGAAAGCTTTGCCATCGCGGCAGTCTGCTTAAGCACCCACTCTTGCCCCTGCCAGTCATAAGCAGCGGCAATCCCTGACGCTTCAGTCTTGACCCCGGTCACACCCTGCTGTCCTGCCATCTGAAACAAGTCGTTCCCGAGATCGTTTATGTTCTTGCCTATCTCGGCGTAGGGACCGGTCGGAGGGGCAAGGTAAAACGGTGTCGGGTAAGACACTCCTGAGTTGGAGTCGTTTGCGGGAAGCTCGAAACCCTGGTTAGGCGATGACGCGAAGCCCTGCTCAATCTTCGGTGCGCAAAGGATCGCGAACATCTGTGCACGCATCAACCTGTCCTGAGCGGAGCAGGTATTGAACAGTTTCCAGTTACAACGTGCTATATCATAAAAGTTCGGTTTCGGGAGGATTGTTCCATCTTCACACTCCGCTGAGAAAACCGGAATAACCGGAACCTTTGCCAGGTTATATACGAATAGTGTCTCACCGTCCTGCTGAAAGTTACCCTCTTTGTCCTTGTATAAACAGACCGAGTATTCCTTCGTCCAAAGCTTCCAGCGTTCCTGTCCCTTGCAGGGAGCTTCTCTGAAAGCAATCTCTTCGATTCCCATAAAGCGGTCAAGTTTCAGCAGGGAAACCTCGACCTGCTGCGGCAGGCGCATCGCCACAAAAGGAAACTTTCTCTCCTTGATTGCATCGGCCTCGGCCACCGGAGGATCTGGAAAATTGTCCATGACAATAAACGAAACGCCATGTATTCTGGCATAGCGTACAACCTTTTGGGCAAACAGGGCAATGTCTGTTCCCCTGTTGTCTACGTTATCACAGAAGGCCTTCCACATTGGAGCCGCTTTTCCCTCGGGGTCGTCGGCACCGTTGACCTTGGTCACCCGCTTGACGGGTTTCGTGAAGACAGGGATATAGGTCGCGTCGATGATCGGGCGAACGTAGTTCTTGTAGTAAGAGTTGGCACGACGTTCTACATACTGTACGTCCTTCTCAATCTGTGACTTGACCAGGGCCGAGCCGTCGTGGAACCCGCCCTCACCGAAATAGGCGTTGAGCATGAAGTCGTAGATGTCCCATTGATATATAGGAGTACCGGGCTGGGTATTCTGTAGTGTATATGTCGGAGCGGACTGTGAGGTCACCGCACCAATTGACACGGAGATAGGACTGTTTCCCTGAGCGGCCGTGCCTGAGCGAATACCGGAGGGTGCGTTGATCGATGAGCTGAGTCCTGCTGGTATTCCTGGTTGATTTATCGACATACCATATTCTCCTTAATGTAGTTCATCGTAACGCAGTTCATCAAGCCACCCTCCATGGAGAGTTCGTAGCAGTCAACAGGGATCACAACATGGTCAGGGTAACACTCCCGTATGGTTACAAGGGCCGCGGCATCTTCCTCAAAGCCAAACACGGGAAGGAGGATGCACCTGCTTGTCAAAAGGAAATTGACGTAATAACCCACTGCCGGGTTGTTATCATCTGCCAACGGGTATTTAGCCTTAAAGGCTTCATCGGACAAAACGGGGCAACGTTGATAGGCAAAGGGCATGAGAACAATCTTGAGACCAGCGTTGGTGAGAATGTCCTTTACCTTCTTAAAATATGTATCATATTCATCACTAAGCATCACACTGTAGTTATTAAGAAGGATTGTATTTTCATTAACGAACTTCACGATTCCGTCAGAATGCCCAAGGTCATCTCCTGGCTCTATGGGTATAACAATGATGTCCGCGTTGAAGTAATACTGCAACAGCGCCATAATTTCCTTTTCGTCTTTATCCTTGTTGTCAAGAAAGACCTTCTCGGTTACCACAACCTTCTTACCACAACGAACAATACCGCCACCGTCCATGGTAAGAGTTGACATTAAAAAACGAAGGCCCGGAAGGGCGTTCTGTATTACCTTTTGGGGAACATTCAACCAAGGAAAGTCCTCGTACATCGAGCCATATCCCTTGTACAAAAATTTAACGAAGTGGTCCCCCACCTGCAGGGGCAGCCAGTCACGCGCCCAGATATTAAAGTTTCCTTGAACCAAAACAACCTCGACGCCGCAGGTATTGAGGGCTGTCTTGATAAAGCGAAACAGCTCCGGCCATCGCTGGGAGAACATCACGGAGAAAAAGACAACGTCTGTTTTCGTATCAGCGAACAACATGCCACACCACCTGTAGAATAATTTCCACCGCCATCAGGGCAATAACAATATCAAGCCTGGTCACGGAGGCTCTCCTCGTTGAGTTTGTGATCACCGCACCAGTCGAGCGTAAAGACGACCGGCCAACCGTTCAAGGAGGGAGCGTGCTTCCGGCACCGTCCAACAGACATGACTACTCCCTCGACGCTTTTCGGTACGTAATGGATACAAGACGCGCAGCGCATTGCCGCTGAACGATTTTTCCAGTTATCTACTTTTTCCATTGTCAAACCTCCTGCGTATGTCTGCCTCAGCCTTTGCTGCTGAGGTCGACGTTGCCACACATTTCCCGGTCTGCATGTCCACTATCCTGACCGGGCGTTTGTTTTGGTTCTCGTTCTGCTTTATCGCGTAATGCTTGTCGCTCACTGAGTCTCCTTTGTATGTCTACCCGCTGGGCGTGAGTAAAATGTTTGAATCTCCGGTGGTTCGGAGCAACCTCGTACAGGTCAAAATGCAAGACCTCGTAGTCCATGTTCAGATACGCCAAGGCCTTTACAAGGCGAGGCTTGCTGATATACGAGACCTCCTGCTTCTCGCCAAACAAGTCACAGACTGCCTTTTCATACGGTTGCATCAATACACCTGTGGGTTAGGGTTAGGATTGACCCGGGTCAGTTCCTCACGGTTGATCCAGATAAGGGCTTGAGACATCGCGTCGACCCTGTCTTTATATGGACCATTCGGGAAGTCAATTATTTCAGGAACATATCTTGATTTGTAATACTCGTTGAGAAGGATAAAAACGTTCCCGGCCTCCCAGTAACGACTGACCATCTCTGCGCGCTTTTCTTTCCCGCCGTATTTTCTGGGATCGAAGCCAAAGACAAGAGGGTATACCTTTTTCAGGTTCTCAAGGATTGTGTAACCACTTGCTTCCCGCTCTATCACGATGACACAGCCTGGGTTAACGGCAGCGACAGCAACAATCCTTTTTTCGGTTGATAGGATAGACATGATGTCCGTCTCATCCCCGAGCAGATAGAAATTTGGTGCACCACGTTCCTTTGCCCATGTCTGTATTGACACTGGACACGAGGACTGCTTATCCGTCTGTGCCGTGTCCGCTGAAACGACGACCAGTTCCATCTCAGGAAGCTGTTCGGCAGTCACCCACCGCACCCACTCGTCCTTGAATAACGTTCCGTTCGAGGGGACAGGGTGCTGGTTATATTGTCCTTGATAAGCATTACGTAATTGTGTCTTTGCCTTGCTAAGAACGAGAGGAGACAGAAGGGCGTTCGGTGACAGAAGACCATCGATATAGTATTTCTCCCACTCGGGCGGTTCAACGTTTTTGTATGTATTCTCAGCAGGAAGGGAAATAAACTTGGTCAAGCTTGCCTGTGTGTTCTTAATGTGTGCGGTAAGATCCTTAATGTGAAGTCTCTGTTGGACATCTATCATCACGCCCGTTCTCTTGTTTGCCAAGCGTGTGGACATTGTCTCATCCCGCCAACGACAAACCTTTTCCCTGTATGCCGAGGAATAAACTTCCTCTGCGTTCTGGTTGTCGTCGCCAATGATAAAGTCAGCGTGATATCCCGTACCAACCTTTACGTCAGGAGCGGTAATTATTCTGTACCCACCTTTACTGTTTTGACAATCTGTTCCAAGATCCCTGTTCAATTGATATTTGCCACACCAATTACGTTGGTACCACGGGCTCTTGATAAGATTGATCGATGCCAGACAATTGTCATAGGCTTTTTTAGGAGAGTAGGAAGTGGTAATGAAACGCTTTGTAGCTTGTTCAATCCATACCCAGGGATGAAAAGCCACTGAGAACAAAGTTGTTTTGGCGGTACCGGGAGGAACGTTGACAACAACATTATTAAGACAATCTTCGTTTCTGAAATTTCTCTCCGCTACTTCTTGCAGTTCATCACAAAGTGGTTCATAGAAAGAACACTTCTCAAATGGGATCGCTTTCCAAATAATCGGCCACGCCTGGCGAAAGAAATAATAAAAACGATCCTCGGCTTGTTTCCTGAGAACCCTTTCCAACTCCAAAACAAGTTGTTCCTTCTCATTATCAGGCATTCGCTGGAGAAGAGCGGGTTGCTCAAGAATTGTTTCGAGTTCGGTCATTTATCCATCACCTTGCGAATCATGGCCAATATCATAGAATCGGGATCGCTTTGACCTTCCTCGAGGGGAGAACCAAGGGAGTGTTCAAGGGCCTGCCTGGGTTTTCCATAGTCTCTGTCCTGTATATCAGCAATGGCTCCGGAGTTTCCATCCATTGCCATTTCGATTTGTTTTGCCGTTATCATATGTCTTATGGTAGCACGATTTCCTGCGCTGAGGAATATATTGCGCTTGACAATACGGAAACCGCCTTTTCCTGCGGGGATTTTTTTGCTGTATTCGAGGTTTATTTCGGTTTGTGAAAGCATTTCGTCGACTATTGCTTTCCATGTAAGACCTTTTGGCTTACAGAGATACGCATTCTTTGCGCGGTCGATGTCCTCTTGGGTAAACTTGTACCTTACGTTTTTCTTTTTTTCCCCTGTATATACCTTACTTTTCATGTCTTAAATATACCCATATATAACTTGTAAAACCGTCTAAATTCATATACAACTAAAACAAATATAGGGCTGATTGTTATATTATAATCCACCTAATATTATACATACAACAACGCCCTCATCCTTTTTGCCAAAATCCCCAAAACATATATATGGGTATATATTATTTAATATTATATTTAATATATAAAAGCTTAATGAATAAGACCCCATATATTCTATTTGGGGATTTCTAACCTAAACTTTTGGAGGTTGTATATGATCAAGCACCCGGGACGCCCTAAATTCACGGATGAGCAGAAAAAAGAACAGTACAATGTAAGACTCACGGCAGAACAACAATTTATCGTCAAGTCTTTGTTTCCAGACCCCACCCTAACTTTTTCAGGAAAAATTGTTGCATGTATTGAGGAAGTAAAAAAATTGCGAACTGAGTTGATATCGTACACAATGGTTGCAGAAGATGAAGACCTTATCATAACCCCACTAAAGGAAGGGGTAGAATGTCTTACCTATAACAATAGATATATCGGAGAAAACAATACGATGGCGTTTTTATCCACATCCTTTTCGGAAATAATAAAAGGTTTTGTAAAAAAAGAAAGAGTAACTCCTGAACTGTTTATTGACAAAATTATTCCATTTCTTAACGAGCAAGGAGTATTAACTCAAGTCGTTTCTATTGACTCCCTTATCTTCGGAGTATGGGCGCTCAAGCCGAAGAATCCCTGCACGCGCTGCAAAGAGGAACTAACAGAGAGGATTACTGCCGCTATATATAATAAGGAATAGAACAATTTTAATAATTATTTTTCCACTATTTATAACTATACTAAACACAAGGAGTTACAAACGTCGATTTTTTTAATAATTTTAGTGTTATTTTCTAAAAACAGTGGTATATTATAAGTGTAGGCAAGAGAGACAACCAACCACAAAGGGAGCCAAAAAATGACACACAAACACACAGAGTCAACCAGCCGCAACCTGCCTTTTGGCGGCGTAACCCTCTACACCTGCACATGCGGTGCGCGTAAGATGTCTAGCGGATCGGCGATTGTCGGTGGCCAGCTTGATACGGACGGCTGGTATGCGGCGAATAAAGTGGACGAGTCGCGCCCTTCGCGGGCGCGTGGATTGAAACAAACTGTACAAGGAGGAACAAAGTGAAAAAGCAAAACAAAATTAACGAGGGAGACTTCGTGTTCATCCAGACCAAGAACGGGTACGTTGACCCTGCTCCGTACCAGGTCAAGGTTTACTCGTGCCTTTTGGTGGAATTGTACCGACGCTTTGACAATTCCTCAAAGGTAATGACGCCGGACGAGTTCAACGAAAAGCTCCAACCGACGCGCGTGGTTGTCCCAACAGAAGAAGAGAACGCGGACTGAATTTAAAAATTTAAAATAATAATTTCTTTTCGCCTTTTTATGCCTTATATTATTCAACGGAGGGTCAAAAAAATGTCCGATAATATTTCCATCAGTCAGGGCAGAGCCGAGGTCTTCGTAGCAGGGGTTCCAGCCTGGCATAACCTCGGGATCAACGTTTCAAAATGTCAGACCTGGCAACAGGCCTATAAGCTCGCCCACCTCCAGTGGGGAGTTTCAAAAGTTCAACTCCTTAATCCTATTACTGCTGCTCCGATTCCTCTTTGGGCGCTTCTCAGGGACGACACAAACGTCTTCTTTCACGCCGTCGGTTCACATTACCTTCCGGTACAGAACAAACAGACGTTCGAGTTCTGCGATGCACTGGTGGAGTCTCACGAAGCACATTACGAATCGGCCGGCGCCCTGGGTAAGGGAGAGGTCGTCTGGTGCCTGGTAAAGCTGAACCAGAAGTTCGCGCCGGTTCGCGGAGACGTCCACGAAACCTACCTCCTGTTTGTCGATTATCGGGACGGGCATGCTCCGAAGATCAAAATAACGACACAAAGGGTGGTCTGCCGGAATACCCTAAACCTGGCGCTGGGAGAAGCGACCGGGACCGAAATTGTTTCCCTTCGACACACGTCCTCAATTAACGCAAAGCTCGCGCTGGCAAAAGGACTGATCAAGGGAGTTTCCTCCCAAATCAATACGCTGAACGATAAATTCAAGAGGCTCAACGAAGTCCAGGTAACACAGAAGTCCCTCGCCGACGTTCTCGGTCGTCTATTCCCTAACATCGACAAATCGGTCAAGCAACAGAATATGGCCGCGCAGATCGCCGAGAACTTCATGGCCCCGGATACCCAACAGGAACAGGGAACGATGTATTCCCTCTTCCAGGGAGTCACGCGCTGGGTAGACCACCAGAGAACCGGTTTTAGAACGAGCGCGGAGGATATGGGTTTTCGCAGGGCAGAAGAGGCTTTGTTTGGTACCGGAGACGAGTTCAAATCGGCAGCTTTGGACAATATTCTTTCCATCGTTGACTCAAAGACGGACAAGGCTGCGTCGGATCGTATCGCGAATATTTTAAGCTCAGTCACACAGTAAACAGTAAGTTTTTTACACCAGACACAAGGAGGGCCTAATGGCCATTATCAAAAAGTCAGAGGCAGTGTCAAAAAAAGCAATCTCGCAACCCACGGCAAA